GGCTCACAGGCGCTTTGGCAAGACGGTTGCGGCTATCAATGACCTTATACGGGATGCGCTAACAATACCGCGCAAGAATGTTCGCGTTGCTTACATTGCCCCATATTACCGACAGGCCAAAGCTATCGCTTGGGATTATTTGCTGGAATACACCAAGGACATTGAAGGCGCAGTTTCTAACGCCAGTGAATTGCGTGTGGATTTCCCTAATGGTTCGCGCATACGTTTATTCGGCGCTGATAACTACGATGCTATGCGTGGGCTGTATTTTGACAGCGTTGTGCTTGATGAACCCGCTGACTTCCCGGCTAATGCTTGGCCTGTTGTTATTCGCCCCAGCCTTGCTGATCGTAAAGGCCGCGCCACATTTATCGGAACGCCCAAAGGCAAAAACGATTTCTGGGATATATACCACCACGCACAATCTGATCCCGCTTGGTTCTGCGCGATGTATAAGGCCGACGAAACAGGCATATTGGATGACGAAGAGTTATCCGAAGCCAAGCGCACTATGGGTGAAGATCGGTACGCTCAAGAGTTTCTTTGTTCTTTTGAAGCGGCGATCCAAGGCGCATATTATGCTATGGAAATGAAAAAAGCCAAAGAGGAAAAGCGTGTATCAAAAGTTCCGTATGATCCTGGCGTTGGTGTAATAACCGCTTGGGACTTGGGTATTGGCGACAGCACTGCCATTTGGTTTGCTCAATATGTCGGTAAAGAAATACGCTTGATTGATTATTATGAGAGCAGCGGCGTTGGCTTAGACCATTACGCTAAGGCTTTAAGTGAGCGTGGATACCATTATGATCGGCACATATTGCCCCACGATGTTCGCGTGAAAGAGCTTGGCACAGGTAAAAGCCGTTTAGAAACTTTGGACGCGCTGGGCATTAAAAACGTAGATATTGCGCCACGGCTGGGCATCGAGGATGGCATACAAGCTGCTCGTTCTATGTTGAACCGTTGCTGGTTTGATGAAGAAAAATGTGATCGAGGCATCGAGGCGCTTTTGCAATATCGCCGTGAGTTTGACGAGCGCATGAAGTCTTGGCGCGGTAGACCTTTGCACGATTGGACTTCTCACGGGGCAGATGCGTTTAGATATTTGGCTGTTGGTTATAAGCCTGAAGTCGAATGGGGCGCACCAATCAAGCGTGGATTGCGTGGAATAGCATAATGTGATAGGTTGCTAATAACTTTCTGAGGTTTGGTTATGGCAAAGATGACAAAAGCACAAATTGCAAGAGCAAGGGCTATGTCGGAGCGCCGGGGTTCTGCATATCCAAACGCTTGGTCAAATTTAAAAGTCATTAAGACGGACGCAAAGAAATCTAAGAAAAAACCAGTAAAAAGGAAAGCGTAATGGGCTACGGTAAAAAAGGTATGGGTAAGAAAAAAGGCGGCAAAAAGAAATGAAAACTGGTAAGTATTCTTCCGCAGCATCTTTTAAGCCATGTAAACGCTGTCCAATACCAAGTAAATGCGCAATGGCTGGCAAGTGTTTATTAAAATCGTAGGGCTTATTTATTTTCATGCGTACAAAAGCGGAAAAGATTGCGGCGGCAAAAAAGCGGCACGGGTTCACGGCAGTCAATAAACCGCGCCGGGGTGGCCCAAAGAAGTTTGAAGTCCTTGCTGTTGAGGGCAATGAAGTTAAAAAAGTAAACTTTGGCGATCCCAACATGACCATTAAGAAAAACACGCCAAGTCGAAAAGCATCGTATTGTGCGCGTTCTGGTGGTATAAAGGGCAAGAATAGCAAATTGTCGGCTAATTATTGGTCGCGTAAAGCATGGGACTGTTAAATGGCACTTTCAACTTATTCAGAGCTTAAAACGTCAATTGGTAGTTGGTTAAACCGTGATGACCTTACAGATCAAATACCAGACTTCATAAATTTCGCTGAAAAACAAATGCAAAGGCAAATCCGTCATTACAAAATGGTTGAGCGTTCTTCTGGTGAACTGGACAGCCAATATAGCGCCGTTCCGGCAGATTGGCTTGAAACCATCCGTTTCAGTATAACTTCTGGTGATGGCTTTGCCTTACAGCTTACAACTATTAATGATTTAATAATTCGTAGGCAAAACAGTAGAAACGCCAATGGAAGGCCTCAGTTTTATGCACACATTGGTGAAAGTTTTGAGCTTTTCCCAACACCTGATGCGGCATACATAATGGAGCTTGTTTATTACCAAGAAATTCCTGCTCTGTCTGACAGCCAAACAACAAACTGGTTACTAACTGATGCGCCTGATGCTTATGTTTATGGTGCTCTAACGCAAGCTGCGCCTTTTTTAGGAGAAGATGAGCGTCTGCCAACTTGGGCTCAACTTTATACTTCTGCAATACAAGGCTTAAATAGTTCTAGTGACAGGGCCAAACAATCAAGCGCAGGGATGCGTATTCAAGTTAACTCTTACTAATTTCCTAAAAGTAGTGTATAGGGAATTAAGATATATCTAGGAGACCAACATGAGCTTTTCAGACTATTTAGAAACAAAGGTGCTGGACCATGTCTTTGCTGGCGTTGCATACACTGCCCCCGGAACACACTACGTTGCGCTGTTTACGGCTGCACCGTCTGACAGTGGCGGCGGTACAGAGGTATCGGGCGGCGCTTATGCGCGTCAAACTATTGCCTTCACAACGTCTGGCGACACAACGTCAAACAATGCGGCGGTAGAGTTTCCGACAGCCACGGCCAACTACGGCACGGTTACTCATGTGGGCATCTTTGATGCTTCCTCTGCTGGCAACTTGATGGCATGGGCTGCACTAACATCATCTAAAACTATTGAAACGGGTGACGTGTTCCGCATTCCAAGCGGCGACCTAGACATCACGCTTAACTAGGGGCTGACGCATGGCCTACGGTCAGGGTTTATACAGTACATGGTTTTACGGAGTTGACGGCTCATACATTGATGCGTCCGCCTCTATTTCTGCGTCTGCAACTTCCACGGCTGAGGCTCAGGTTACAGTTAAAGGCGCTGCGGCACTAACGGCTGCAAGCGCAACGTCTGTTAGCTACCTGCGCGTTGTAGAGCGAAGCGTACCGATTAACGTACTAGCGGAGATGGTGCCGATTGGATCGGTTAATGCGGCTGGCTCTGCGACCGTCACCCCATCGCTTACAGTTACAGGTGGCGCAATCCGCGTTGCACAGTCTAGCGTACAGGTAAGCCCAGCAGTTACGATTGCAGACATTACGGAGCGTGTACGAGAGGCTGCATCAAATGTGGCGGCGGCTGTAACTTTCAGCGCATCTGCAAACTTTAATGCGGCTGGTGCGAGTGATGTTGACGTAGCGGCAACCGTCACTGCGATATGCAACAGGGTGCAAAGTGCTGGCTCTAGCGTGTCGGCAACTGCACTGTTCGCTGCAAGTGCTCGAGAGAAGTGGGAGCCGCTTGCAGATAGTAGCGTTAATTGGACAGAACTGCCAATGAGAGCGGCATAAGGATTTAGACATGGTTGCCTATACAACAACATATAACCTAAAAAAACCTACAGTCGCGGATGACGAGGACGTTTGGGGCGGCTATTTAAACGATAGCATGGATTTAATTGACGATGTGCTTGACGGCACTACGCCCGTCACTGGCATTGATATTAACTCTGGCACTATTGATAATGTTGTTGTCGGCGGCACTACGGCTGTCGCTGGTACGTTTACTGTTCTGACAGCAAATACATCTTTGGGCGTAACTGGCAACATCACTGTGTCTGGCACTGTGGACGGGCGTGACGTTGCTGCGGATGGCACAAAGCTAGATGGTGTGGAGAGCGGTGCTACTGCCGATCAGACGAAGGCTGACATTGACGCCTTGGGTATCGCTGCGACTACAGCAAGCACACTGGCAACTGCACGCAATATTGCTGTCACTGGCGCTGTCACCGGCAACGCTAACTTTGATGGCTCTGGCAATATCAGCATCAGCACAACGGCAACGGCTGACCCTACACTGACGCTTAATGGTGATGCGTCTGGTAGTGCTACATTCACTAACCTTGGCAATGCTACACTTACTGTCACTGTAGCAGACGATAGCCACAACCACGTTATCTCAAATGTAGACGGATTGCAGACTGCGCTGGATGGTAAGCAAGCGTCTGGTACATACAATACTGTAATTGGCACTGACAGCGACATCAATACTTCTGGCTCAACTATTATTGATAATATCTTCGTCACAGACGGTGTTATTACCAGCATGGGTACTCGCACTCTAACTCTTGGTGATTTAGGTTACACAGGCGCTACTAATGCTAACTACATTACAAATAACAACCAGCTGACAAACGGTGCTGGCTATACCACAAACACTGGAGATATCACTGGCGTCACGGCGGGTACTAACTTAACGGGTGGTGGCGCATCTGGTTCAGTTACCTTAAATGTTTCCTCATCCCCTACTTTTTCAGGCGTAGTTATGGCTGAAAGCCTGCAAGAAGACTATGATGCTTTATCTGGCACTTCACCTGCTCCTGATGCTGATAATGCAGGTGCATTTAGTCTTACCATGACAGGTAACACAACTTTTACTTTTGGCAGTGTAACATCAGGACGTTCAGTAGGCTTCATCCTACAACTTACAGGCAACGGCTCAACAGTCACATGGCCTAGCTCAGTAGACTGGGCTGGTGGTACAGCGCCAGATGCACCCGCAAGCGGTGAGACTGACATTTACGTTTTCTGGACAAGAGACGGTGGTACAACATGGTATGGCGTCCAATCCATAGACGCGGCGGCATAAAATAAGTAATATGCTCGCAACCAGAGGAATTTGATATGGCAAGCACTTGGACACTAAACAACGCGGTTGAAAAGATCGCTGACGGCGAAAAGACTGATACATGGGGTCAAATTACAAACCGTAACTTTGACATCCTGGACCGCGCGGCGTCTGGCGTTGGCACGATTGACCTCTCTGGATCGGGTGCGGCGCATTCTCTAAGCACGGCGAATGGCACAACTGGTGATGCTCTTAGCGATGGGATGTATAAAGTTCTGGTGCTATCTGGCGCGACAGAGGCTTGCACAGTCACCGTAACGCCACCCGATGCGTCCAAGTTCTACCTTGTAGACAATAA